ATGTTGCCGCAGTACATCCTACCACGACCACCACAAATGGCCCTGGTAAGAAGAAAGGCCCTTAGACTGATTAAAGCGTGCCATGGCATTTCTAACTCTATTACAACTATCAAGAGGGAACTTTCTCTTCGCCGGAACTCCGAAAGCACTATCCGGGAGGGCCTTTCTCCTACTACCTAATGGCTCGGCCTCTTCCTTATTCTCCTCTTCTTGGCTCTCTTCTTCTAAGGAAGCCCTGGTTTTCTGCAGTTCTCTGTTAAATACCTTAGATATCCATTCGTGAGATGCGGTAATAGTAGGCAATGCAGAGTAGGCATCTCCTAGATTATACTTAGAAGCGGCAACCGTTAGGTTGTGCAAAAGAGTGGTCTGCTCAGCGGGAGTAAGATCTTCCTTAATCTGATCAAACGCATTGATTACCTGTTCTGCCTTCTCCTTGGTATTAAGGGGAAACATCTGCTTCGCGGGGAGACCAAAATCTACTCCCTCCACTGTGGATAGCGAAGCAAATTTATTATCACTAAATACTTCCGAAGAGTCTCCGTCCATCTCCATCGGATTTACAAATCCAGGATGTCGAGAAACATAATCAGACTCTTTACCCACTGCGTGCTGCATAACTTCAAATTTCACTACCTTGTGGCTGTGTGGATAAGACTCTACAATACCACCGATGGCTACAGAAGTCATTCCATTCCCATCCATGTCTACGGTTACCATGTGGGTATGTCCGTCTACTGGATCAGGAGAAGTGCGGGCAACTTTTCCAAAAGCCACTTCCTTCTCCTCGGATGCTGATGCCTTCATCTTGGTATCTTTGTTTAGAGGAATACACTCTCTCAAAACAAAGTCAAACATCATATCCGCGGGGCAATCGTGATTAACGGTATCGCGTCGACCCTCTGGTTGCATCTGAACGATTTCGGGATGGCCGCCCTTTCCAGGCGCGGCTGCATCTTCTCCTTCTTCGTTTTCCTCAAAAGCGACCTCATCAGAGTTTTCCTCTTCGGCCTCTTCTGCGGGGACACATCGTCTCTGCAAAAAAGAAAAAACCGTGCCTTCGGCACAGCTTTCTGGTGTATCCATCTCCTCTGCGTCAACGGCATTCTCTGTATTAGCAGATGCCAGTTGCTGATCATCGTCTTCGCGGACAACTTCGCCTCTCCATTCGGGGCCTTGTTCGTCGTTTAGACTTCTGGTATATGCCGTATGATCCTGCCCGCCTATTGGTAAGCAACGCCCGCTTGCCGGGTCTTTGCGGTGCCCTTCAGGACACTCCTCACCGACGGTGACAGCAAACTCCCTTACTTCTTTAATAAAGGAAGCAACGGCAGTTAAGCTTTCTAGCTTTTCATTATCCTTACTCATGGTTTTCTAACCTCCTCCTCTTGAGTTCCTATTTCTAGGCTTCTTGCGTGGACTAGTTTTCGGCTTAGCCTTACTAGGGGTCTTCGCCGGGGCCCCTCGGGGCCTCCCTTCACTTGGAGTTCCCTTAGGGGTCCTCTGTGTCTTCTGAATGTTTTCTTGAACCATCTTTTCGATGTTCTTCTGGAAGGCGTCAAGGTCCTTCTTAGTAACTGTAGTATCCTTACCACTTGGTGTAGTATCCGTCTCCGCTGGGGGAGTCGTTGCCGGAAGGGCCTTGGAATTATAAGGTGAACCGATAATACCAAGAATTCCGGCTTGAACCATTGCGGCCTCTTGCTTCATGTTGGCCAGTTCGGTACTGAAGTCCATACCAAGCTTCTCAATTCCCGTCTCATAAGAAATAATGCGTCGATCTATCATGCCCTGGACAACGCTCATCATCATGATCTCGTCCTTAAGGGCATTCTCGTCGAATCTAACCGCCGGGTATCTATCAAAACCCATTGCAAGGGCTACTTCCTCATACTCGTGATTGATCCATCGACGGACACAGCGACGGGCATAGTTTATCTCTTCTGAAAAAGCCTTAGCAGCTAGTTCAACAGACTTAGCGTTTCCTTGCAGGGTTCCATCTAAGAGGGCCCTCGAAACTCCATACGCCTGGCTTAGGTCGTCATTTACCTGTGCAAATTTATCTTGTCCTAGAATTGTACTTATCTCTGGGAAAGTAATCTTCTCAATGTCTAGGGTGTGGTTCCAAACAATATCAAAACTCTTACTAGGGGTATCAAACAAATTAGCGACTGTCTCCAACTCTGCTTGGCTGGTGACAGGGTGTAGGTCGTTACCGATGGTAATCTTAAGAATGTAGTTAGTGATTCCGTCCAGAGTAGAATAGTCCGCCTTCTGCAAACTGTCCTTATACTTTAAGGAATCCATGGCCCTGGTAAGTTTGGGAAGAGGATATCTCTCGTAGTCTTGCCTACGATAATCGCACTTGCCAACTAATTCTCTTGGTAGTTTAACGGGCTTATTCTTTTGAATTTGATCCTTGAGTTCCTTAGGAAGCTTAGCAAGAAAAGCCCTCTGCTCAGGAGAAGACTTGGAAGCGTTTTTTAACAAGTCTCGCACTTCAGTAAATGCTTCTGGCTTAAGAAGAGTCTCTGTCTGATCGAACATCAAGGGCCCTTCAATAATAATCATGGACGGATTAAGAATAGTATAGTTTAGGGGCACGAATGCCTTAGACCAAATCTTCTTGGCCGCAGCGAACTCTTTATCCGCCATAATCTTCTGCATATCAGACGTAGTCTTGAAAGCATTAGAAGTATTTCTTTGATTTATAATTTGCTGAAAATTCTCTGGCTTTAGTTTTGGATCAAACTTACCCACGGTCTTAAGGGTTCTTACCATTCCAACTCTAAAGAAATCGAAAAATATCTTCTCCACGGTCGCCTGAAAATCAATCTCATCATTCCAAGTATCAAAGAACAACTTAATATCTGGGTTATCGACGTCGTTCTTGAACCCCTTCGAAGCAAAGTTAGTCAGGGTGTCTATTACGGTACCGTAGTGTCCGGCGGTCTTATACAGGTCTATGGATTGCTGATAAACCCGCTGGGGTTGGAGCTTAAGAACTCCTGGGCGTAACTCATCCAGGAGGTCGAGGTCTATTCTTCGTGTAAAGTCCCGAGTAATTGTGCGACCGCCCTCGTGGAACCTAAGCGGGCTGCGTTCTCCCTCTTTGCCTGTCAAAAAAGCAAGTTCTTTTGCGGGACGTCCCCTTTCCCCAACATCGATTTCTAATTCGTGAACTCCCTCTCTTACTTCTTTGTGAGATAGAACTTCAGAATTTTTCAGACCTTTATTTAATTCGTCCTTTACTTTTTCGGCCATTCAGCTATCTCCTATCTCTTTGGCTTCGTCTTGGGAGTTAGAACCGCAGCAGGGCTTGTAAGAACCTTTCTTGTTCGCCCAAGAGCCCGTTCTAGCATTCTTGTCTTGTATTCTTCTGGATCCCGAATCATGTCTAATTTATCTCTCATAACTTCGGGAATATGGTCTTGCATTTCTGAAATACGCTGATACCCGCTGGGGAGGCTAGGGTCGATGCGGGTTTTTCTAGGGGTTATTACTCCGGCGTGATGAATCTCACTATCTGGAATCCCTTCCGCCCATAGAAAATCATAGATTCCCCGAGCTGCTAACATAAAGGCGGTATACAAGTCCTTCTTTTGAATTCCGTGTCCCGCTCCTTTAGGAACGTCAAAGTGAATCTTACCAGTGGGAGTCTCACTAATAATAATAGTTTGCATCTGCTGTAGAGTTCTGGTAATGGTTGCCCACGACTCTTCCTCAGCTGGTCGCGGTTCATCTGTTTTGGGAGGGGCCGGGAAAAGAATTTCTCGGCGCTCTAGTAACCTCAAAGCTGCAAAGTTGGAATCAGAAATAAACTCGGTTCCAAAATTACACATGGTCAGGATGTGTCTTCCTGTCTTTTGCTGATGGGCCTCGTCCTCGGCGTCCAGAATAGGGCCGCCTGGAAGGCCTCTATGGTTCTCCGCCAAAATATCCTTGATGGCCATTCCCCCTCCACCTGCGTCCATATAAATAGATTGGACATTAAACGCCATGCAAAGATCTTCTAGGACGGCGGACATCTTAGGGAATGTTTCTTTCTGGTATTCTAGGGCGTGAACTACGCGGGCGGGATTGTTAATTTCAACAATTACAATAGCGAAGGAGTCTTCGCTGCGGGCGGGGTCTACACCTAAAATATAACTTTTTCCGGTGGTTCCTGCAACCTGAGGGGCGTAGTCTTTGTCTTTACATGATTCTAAAAGTGAGGCTTTATAGAAGCCATCTGTATCTGGGATGAAGGCCGCTTCATACTCCATGCTAAATTCAAGGCTGGACATTTCCTTCCTTGCGGAAGTAATGTTATCCTCATCCAGGAATCCTTCTGGTAGAAGATCGTAGGGAATTCGAAAAACAGCGTACTTCTCGTTCCCAGCAAACATTTCTTTCTTATATATAGAGTACAGATCGTACATGTGATTAAAGGTAAAGTATCCGGAAGAAGTAATTAGAATTTGGTTGGCTACGTTCTTACTATCTAGGTCACCCTCGGAAACCAGCCCCGCTTCGATCAGCTCCCTCTCTCTTTTAATTCTCTCGACATTATCCATAGGGTCAGCTACGGTAGCGGCCATGGGGCGGATAACCATATTGAAAATCTCTTCCGGAATGTGAGGAAACTCATCACATATGATAGAAAAAAAGCGGGATCCTCGAATCTTAGTACCGTCTCCAAGAGGGACAGCTTGTATCTTTGATCCGGGTCTTCCCGCTACTGATTTAAACTCTATATAACAATTGTCAGATTGGTGGGTGGGCTTTTTAATTGTAGCATTTTGAAAAATAGGTGAGCGTTTCCAGAGCCTATCGCATTCATCAAACATGAATTTAGACTGTCTAAAGGTAGGCGCAAGTAGTCCAACACGATGTCCCGGATACAACATACACTTCAAGCAGGAGAATACTCCATTAAGAAACGTTTTACCCGATCCACGACACATGATGGACATAACGTAGTTCTTATTCCACATAGCCCTCAAGACTACCTTCTGTATGTCTGCAAGTTTGATATTCAAAAGGTCTTCTGCGGCTATCTCAGGATACTCGCGATAATAATCTATTAGTTGTTGTGATTGAGTTAAAAATTCGGGTTCGTCTATCTGCATTAAAAGTTATCTTCTCGTATGACCTTTTTAAGCTTCTCTTCTGTTTTTTTATTTTCTTCAAGAAGTCTTTCAACTCGCTGTTTCTCCAATTGTCTCTGTTCATTGTCATAATTGACTACAAGATCAACAATGGTTATTTCGCGAGCATGTCGGTCATCCTTCCGATCAGTTCTTCTAGCAGCTAGGTTTTCTTTTGCGGATTGTTTGCGCTTATAGATTTTTTCAAGCGCTTGGTTGGAATGAATCATTGCGGCTGGGTCATTTTTGGTTGCTTTTAGAATACGCATTTCCAAAATGTCAGATTTAGCTATCTCAAAGATGTCGTCAGCATCAGAAGCTGTCGGCTCTTCG